GAACACACTAGTTGTGCCTGTAGTGGTAAGTGAAAACCCTTGATTTTTATATTGTATCGTCATCAGCTCATAAAAAAATTGAAGGCATCTTGTTCATTTTTTAAATCATTTTGATAAGCAAAGTTTAATTGATTTACTAATGTCTCAATACCATAAGTTATTTGTCTTTGGTTTTGCACCACATAATCATCATTTAATTCAGGGATAAGTATATTTATTTTAGCCAACTTTTCTCCCTCTCTTCAAAGCTTCTTTTGCTTTTTTTGCTATGCTAACAACTTGTGTTTTACCCATAACTTTTGCGCGTTGCTCCATAACCGTTAATATCTGAATCTTTCGTGCATAAGGTTTTTTAATTTTTTTTACTTTAGCAACAGTTTTTCTTGCGTCAGCAGGTGTAGCAAATTTAATACTTACTGTGTCCTTTGGGTTTTCGTCTGTATATAAACGTCTTCCACTACCTTTTGGTTTTTTACCTGTACCTACTTTTGGATCTTTTCTAGTCATTATCTTCTACCATCAGGTTGCACATCTGCTCTAAATGCACCAAATCTCCATGATTCATCGGTTGCTGTATTTTCTACCTTTAATGATGCTAATCTACCTCGTGCCCTTGTGTCAATCTTTTTTGTACTTGACGTAACTGTAAAAGGTCCAAGGGGCGAGGATGCTTCTGTTTCTGACGGAAAGTTTTTTAAGTTTATAGTAATTTGAGCATTACCATCAAGTTTTCCAAAGTCAGGTATAAATCTTCTCATCTTAACAAAAAACTCTCCTGCACTACCTTCTATTGGCATTTCAAAATCACCTGATTCTATAAAGGCATTTATAGATGTTTTATTACCTAATATATCTAATTGGTTGTTACCGACCTCATGTTTGTAAAGAGTGGCTGCTCCAAATTCATTAGTAATTCCATTTATAGTTAAAGAAGGTAAACCCGTTGCATTGTATTCTGTTGCATATGGATTATCTAAAACATATTTATCGCTATAGGCAGTTCGTGCTAAAGAACTTGTTGTCCATAAGGCCTCTCTATAATTTAAAGTTACACAACGATCTATTTGAGTAGATCCACTTTTGCAATAAAACCAATTTATTTCTGTAAATAAAGTATTATATCCTGCAAACACTTGTTCACTTTGACCAAAATTAAATCCTAAATCATCATCTGTTTGAGTGGTAAATACAAAATCTTCTACAGTGCAATTTATTTTTTTTACAGAACCACCATCGTAAGCATAAAAACCACCAGACTTACCCATCCAGTACATTATACCATCCACATGCACCAATGAATGTTGTGACATAGCTCCACAGTTTGAACCAACTTGTCTAATAGAGAAAGTGAAAGGTGGACCAACAAACTGCATAATATAAGCTGAAGTATCTGTAACAATAAAAATGTAATCTTTACCTCTTGCTGCACAAACTATTTTTGAACCACTGTCTAGTTGAAATGTACCTGCTGTATTTGTCGATACAGGCACATAATCAGTTCTATCTTCTTGATCAGAAAAACGAATAAACATTTTATCTTGTGTGCTAATATTACCTATTGTTGTCTCTGTACCAAGATGAATTAAGTGTCTATCAGTATCCGATACAATTGTCATTACACTAGCTGTTGGATTTGTTGTGACAGCACTTGCTCTTGTGGTAACACCACTAGTTGGATTCCATTCAAAAGAAGCACCATTTTTAATTGTTGCTATTAATATTGTTCCATAATTATCTAATGACCAATTACCGGGCTCTAAACTTGTAGCAGAGGCAGCAGTTGCAGAACCCCAACCATTAGAACCACTCCAAGTTCCTGTGCCCCAACCAAAACCTAGTGTTTGGGTAGCTGCACCAACAGGAACATATGCTTGCACAGAACCAGATCCTGCGGCAGTCATTCCTGAACCTGATTCATTTGAAGGCATTGTAATTGTAAAACTGTTTGTAGATGCTGTAATTACTTGAAAAGGATTGTCTGTAAAATTAGCTGCAGTAAATCCTGTACCACTACCTGGCATGGTAACAGATGAAAATTCAACAAACTCACCAGCTGTTAAAGCATGCGAACTTTTATTTACAGTTACTGTCGCTGATCCATTAGTTGAGGTAAATGTTAATCCTGTTATAGCAGTCTCCAAAGGGCTGATATCATACATAGCCGAACCATAAAAAATAAATAAACCTTTACTGGTGCCAATAGCTATGTATTCGGTGCCATTTTTATCTGTCCATATGTGTGTAGCACGAGCAACACCAGGTAAAGTAGTTGCTACAGCTTGTTGCCACCCACCAATTTTTTCAGGTTCACCATAACGAAAACGAACAAAGTCACCATCTGTCCATTGATTTGCTGCTTCACTTTGTGTTATTTGTTTATTAAAACCACCTTTAAATGGTATGCGTATTAAGGGCATTTTACCTCGCAGTCAAAGGGTTTGTTCCGTCCCCAACGAAAGGGCGGCTGGCAAAGGCCATATAAATATATGTGTTACCAGAACCATTTTTATCACCACCAGCATTTCTTAACTTAAACCCATTACTTAAAAGATCCATCACATTACTGCTATCTTCAGCATCTGTTGTATTTGCTTTTATTCTGTACACTTGCCCGTTTACTTTACCTCTTGCTGCATCAAAAATAAACCAATCGGCTGTTGCGTCTGTTTGTTTAAACATTACCCAAGCCGGCTGAAATCCTGTATACACAAATGCACCGTTTGTACTACCATTTCCACCGTAGCGGCCGAATCGGCTAAATCCCTCTACTCCATGCCAACAATAGGCTATATAATTATTACCACTTTCATTTACCTCATAACCAGTACCACCAATTATAAAAGCTGAAGCTGTAGGAGAACCCCACATAGATGCAGTTGCTACAGCAGCATTAGAATTTAATAACATATATTTTGTTATACCTCCCATACTTGTATGATAAACTCTCCAATTAGTTGCATTTCCTAAATCTTTAAATAACATCCATTCTGGTGCAGCGGACAACCCATGTCCAACTGAAGTTGCTCCACCAGTTCCAGTATATTGTACTATTGAAAAACCAGCAGTTGTGTTTGCTTGAACAGTTGAGGAAGTTGCACCATCAGAATTACTTGCAGTCGTTCCTGCATTTGCCACCCAGTTCCAAGCCACGTTGGAATTACCACTAGCATTTAAATTAGCTTTATCGCCAACAGCTACACCACCTTTTAAAAATTTGGACACCCCTTGAGCTTTTTCTGGATTAGCACTTGTTGCATTTGATCTTAGTTCAAAAAAAGGTCCTCTTGATGAATCATACAGTCCATGATTAGCAGAGCCACCATCCCTATCTTTAATCCACGCTAATCCACTTACACCTCTATCTGTGGTTGGGAGGTTGTCTTGCTGTAAAGCTACAAAGCCTGTTGGTGGAGTGTAGTTCCAAGATTTTTGACCAAAATTAGGGGTGTAGTGTAGATCAGCAGCACTTGATGAATTTTTAAAAAAAGGAAAATAAGTCTGACCTTCAACTAAAGGTTGTGCAGAACCAATAATGGTATTGTTTTTATAATAACTAATTTCATTATCATCTAAATTTAACGCAATGCTAATAACGTCACCACTTGTAAAAGTTGTAGAACTGCTATAATAAGAAGCATTGTGAAAGTAATTACCACGACTATCTATGTAACTCGAAAACGGACTAGCTGTACTTCCGGGGTCAGTATTTACTTTAGACCATTCAGCAACTGCTACACCAGTAGCGTAACCATTTGCGGATGAACCACTACCTCCTAATGTTACTTCCCAATAATATTTACCTGAACTTGCACCAAGTGTGCCTAAAACATTTCCGGGATATACATTGTTCATTTCTACTTTAAGATTACCTTCAGCAAAGGTCATAGAAGAATTAGATGCTGTATTAATACTAATATTCGCATGAGCTTGCGTAGGACTATCGGTGGTTTGATCACTAGCTGTTAAATTTACTACTGAAAAATCATTGTTTTGTCCACTAGTGTCATCTCCTAAATTACTTGACGATCCAAATTGAAATCGTGCTCCATTTGAACCATAAGTAATACCTGTTAATGCTTTGGGCACCCAACGCCCCGTGCTTGTATCAGTCAAGCCAAAAGTGGCTGGTGTTAGAGCTGTACCATCTACGATGTTAAATTCAGCTAAATAACCATCCATGTAATAGCTACTAGCATTTGCTTCACCTATGTACATAGTTGAATTATCATTACCAAAAGGTAAATCATAATTTTGACCTCCGTCATAGTTTGAATAACTTAAATCAGTTATTAGATCACCATCAACATACATCTTAAGTCTATCTGTGGTGGTTGCTTGTGTGGTATCTACTGCAGCCATAAAATGATACCATTTTGTAGTGTCTTTAAAAGCCCTTTCAGAGTGCTGTGTCAAAACGTGGTTTCCACTAGAGTTTAATGCTTGAAAAGCCATTTTTCCATTATCCATAAGTCCAAAATAAAGGTTTTCACTGTTACTTGGTTGACGACACTCAAAAAATATATTTGTTCCTAATGTACCACCAGCACCAAGTTTTACCCAAAAACTGACAGTAAATATTCGTCTCTGACTACCAGAACTTATGGTTCGATTTAAATTTGGACTATCTGCAACATTAAATATACAACTATTAGCGATAGTTCCACTATCAGTAAAAGGCACGAATAAACCGACCTTTTGTCCTGTTCCATTACCCTCGTAAACAATATTGAAGAATTGCTCTTCGCCCTTTATTATTGTTGGTGCTGCCATAATACTAACTCCCTAAATTCTTAGTGCATAAAGCTAAAAATCCACTTGGTGGACTATAATAAAAATTACCAATGTTGTTTCCGTCACTGTTACCTTGAGCAGTTTTTGCTCCAGCAAAAGTTCCGTCTTGCCCAAAATTAAATGTGGATGCTGAAGTGCCCGCATTTGAACCATGATTTACAAAAGGCATCCATGCACCATAATGTGTTAAACTAGAAGCTACTGCTCCGGTGCCTCCTGCAGGATCTCCACTGTTTCTATATGTACCATTAACACCCCAATATATTTTGTTATTATCTCTATCTAATGCATATTGTAATATATCACCACTTGAAGCTGTACTACCATAAGCTGTTCCTGAAGTACTTTGTTTATACCAATTAGCCTGATTATGTGAAGCACCCGCACCATGATTAGTGCCACCTCCTGCATATGCAGTAGGCATAGTAGATGCATATTCGTCATATACTACACCACTACCAGGATATCCATCAGACACTGTTGTAGCTAACATTTCCCAATAAAATTTACCACTGGTAAATCCCATAGTGCCTCTACCACCTTTGTTGTTATTACCACCGATAGTTTCTAAGTTACCATTTCTAAGTGTGTTGTAGGTAAAATCAATAGGACTCATTACACAAAAATTATTTGTGGGTGTATCAAGCATCTGGTCATGTGCTGCAAGTCCTGTGCCTTGATCTGTTCCAATAACCCAATTACCTTTTCCTTTGGTATTAGCAGCTAAATTAGAAGCATTAGCATAATTAAAATAAAAACCAGCACTTCCATAACTTATATCTACTTCTTTTGGAATCCAAATACCATTACTAAATTCTCCATAATTAGATGATTCATAAGCATAATTATCAGAATAATGTGTCTCTGCTAAATAACCATCAAAATAGTTCCCAATCCCTGAACTACTAGCTTGTGCAGCTAACCTCATATTAGACCCAGACCTCTGAGCACCACCTGAATCCGCATTTAAACTTGGATAAGTTTGTGTGCTAAAAGAGGTTTCTAAGACTCCATTAATATATATTTTTGCTCTTTCACTCGAAACTGCCTGTGCTGTATCCCATACAACCACAATATGATAAAATGCAGAAGGGTCTCTAAATACTCTATTAGTTATTAAATTCATTTGAGTAGAACTACCACTTTTATCAATCCAATTTAATTTGTCATTTGTGTCAAAATAAAGAGAATTTAAATCAGCATTGTAAGAATATACATACTGAAAAAAATACATATTCTCACCTAAAGCACCTCTTTTAAACCATGTAGAAAAAGTAAATTTTTTTTGACTATCTCCTGCATTACTATTAGGATTTTGTAAATATGCACTAACAGTTTGATCATAACGAGCAGATTGGTCTATAGTGAATCCTGTGGATGCCAGACGGTTTCCTGGAATAATTAGAGGCATCTAGAAATCCTCCAGCTTTGGAAACTCCCCTAAAGGTCTAGTCATAACAGGTTTAGATTCTGTTCCTGTGTTTGTGTATAAATATAAAGTTTCTAAAATTCTTACATCTTTTGTTGCTTTAATTCTTGTGACCATATCGTTTGATTTTGCTCGCACTGCAGTTCTAAATTTAGAAACATTGTCTGGCACAGAATAATCTGAAACTTCACTAGCTTTAATTACCATCCAATCTGTGGACTTTAAAATATCAAAAGCTTGTTGATTCACTTCATTTATTTTTTTTGTTTTTAAACCCTCAACAACAAAACCATGTTCATTTGTTTTGTCTTCCATTTCATGTTCTTCTGCTGTTTTCCAAACTTTTTTTACAACCTTCTTAGTCGCATCAAATTGAAAAGACTCACCTCTGTTTTTATAGAATAAGGGGTTTTTAAAATTTGAATCATCATTCTGCACTGGGTATAAACCGATAGCTTCTTTTTCTTTATCACTCCAATTTTTAAAAATATTAGCAGGGTGTTTTATGTCGTTGTGTTCAAAACCCTGATTGCCATTTAGAATTTTTATAACTTGATTTGCTTTTACTAACGCCCACATAATTTCTCCTAACTCAATGTCAATGCAAGGTTTCTACCAACCTCAACAAATTTTGATCCATTATAATAAAATACAAAAAAATCACCCTTACTTGCAGTTGTCGTTAAAGTAGGAGCTGTATCTGATGCAAATTCATAATTAGATGCAAACGATAAAGTTCTCGATCCAGTACCATCTTGAACTATCAAGAGGCTTACAAACTGCCCTGTGACACCATTAGTTGCATTGTTCAATGTTCTATTGCCACCTAATGTAACTTTAGCAACTGGTTGTGCTTGTACATCCCAATCTATATTTGTGCCGTCTGTAAGTGTTTGTTCAGGAATGTAAGCTGCATCATTAAATTTAAATCGTCCCGCACCTTTTGCTGTAAAAGCTAAACCAACATTTGTATCACCACCTGTTACTGCGAGTCCTACATCATTACCCGTGGCTGCATTAGTAACTTCTAATTCATTTACTGCACTTGCAGTTGTTTGAAAAATAATTTGTTCGTTACCATTTGCATCAGCAATAAATCCAGCATCTGCAATTTTTGGTTTTGTCAAAGTTACAGCACTAACAGTACCACCTGCGATTGTAGCAGAATTGGTAATACTACCTGTAGTTGTTGCTCCATTTATAGTTGGACTTGTCAAAGTTTTATTTGTTAGTGTGTCAGTTGAAGATGTATTAATAATTCCAGTATCAACTATATTTGTACCATCTGCAAACAAAACTCTTACTGATTTATCTGCAGCGACAAAAGTATAACCTGTGCCACTTGCTGTTTTGAATTGCACTGTAAAAGAACCTGAAGTGCCATTTGAAACAATATAAAATTTTTCAATACTATCAGGAACAGTAACAATCCTATTTCCTGTAATTGTGCCCGTTAGTTTAACAACCATATTTCGTGCATT